TACTCTATAATATCTTCTCTGCAAATCGTGATATTTTTCTAAAAATTTATTTTCATCAACTTCATTCAATGCTGCTAAACTTTTTTCTCCTAAAATTCCGTCCACTCTTAAATCAAATCCCAGTTCATTCAATGCCGCCTGTGCTTTTTTAGCTCCCCAGTTACCGCTGTTTACAATGAAGTCACAAACAGATAATGCTATCTTGTCTGATTTTAAAGTGTCAAGTCCATTCTTGTGATAATATTTCTTATTATAAATATCTCTAGCAATAGATAAAGGCATATCTCTCATATGTCCTTTGTATCCGTACTTTCTTGCTTCTTCTTCAATTATTCCATATTTTGTTTTTCCACCTTTATCGTGCTTGTCATTAGAATATCCTCCTTCTACCATTAATAAATAGTCAAATATTCTTTCAAATCTGTCCATTTAAATCACTCCTTTTAATTAATTTTGAAAAAAATCACTTACATTAAGCTCTAACATCTGATCAATAGTATATCTACTGATTCCAACAACCGCCATTTGCTCTGCCATGTCAGCAATTTCTAAAATGTTCTGAATCTTTTTAGCCAAAATTTTTAATTCAGCTCGATTCAATTCGATAAATTCAACTAATCCTTTATCATTTAAAACTTTTACTTTCTCAATCTTATCTTGTTCCAAAGTCCACATCAGTGACATTTTAAGAGACAAACTGTTTCTGTTTTTTTCGTTGTTCTCAAAAGTATATTTTTTACTACTTTTTTCGATTTCAAGTGGCTGATTCAAAAAGTTTGATTTAGCTTCTGCTAAGTCTTTTAATGCTTTTTCCCTTAATTCTTTTAATTTTGCATTTAATAAATCATTGTCAACTTTCCAAGTATTGCTATTTTTATCCCATACACTCCAATCGTTTGGTTTTGCAATAGTCACGATTGTTTCATTGACCTTGTCCAAATAACTTCCATCGCTTAAAACTGTCTTACCAGCCTTTATTTTCTCCGCTTCTGTCATTTCTCTAAGTTCTCCAGTTTTTTTATCCAAAATGGGATTTGAAAGTAAAGATGTTGAAAATTTCATAGTTTCTTCGTTCCAGTCAGGATAAAACAAGTTTGGATTTTCCTTAAATTTATCAACTCCAGTCGTAACTGGCTGTGCTATGCACTCCATTGTTGCGATTAAATAAATGTAAATTACTGTCATTTTTATCACTCCATTTCTTTATTTTTTATGGTTTTTATTCTGTGCCAATTTACTAATCTGTACAGAATTTACAAAAATATTTACTGATTTATTTATAAAATAGATTAAGCGTTATAAGTTACTAATACCTTGATTGTATTAATCGCTAAATCTTTTAAATTGCCATCACCGCCAACTCGGATCACATTATCGTTATAATCTAAATTTGCATATTCTGATGTTGTCAATAAGTTGAAACAAGTTACAGCAATTATTTTTCTTATATTTATATGAGAAGGCAATGGCACAAACCATTCGCTTTTATTATAATTTGCAAAATATCCAGCAAATGATGATGCTGTTAATATTTCACTTTTGCATAAATTTTCTACTTTGTCCGAAATCGGCTTATTCGATATTGGTCTAAATTTTCCTGAATCGTTGTATGTCAGACTGTTGTCTTCGATACATTCGTAATAAAATTTTGTTACACTGTCATAATAAAATTTACCTTTTGTCTTGTTTCCGATATCTTGTATATTTCCACCAAATTGCAATCCTAATATTTCAGCCAATCTCGAACTAACTAAATAATTTTCATCCGCATATTTTTTTGTAATATATGTTATGCTTGGATCAATAACTGCTGTTACATTTGCCACCTGGTCAACAATAATTGTATCTACATATTCAATCTCTACGACATTATTAGCCGAAAAAGGCGGCACAAAATCTGGACTAGTCGAAATGTTATAAGCATAAAGTATTTCAACGTTATCATTCCCGTGTGCAAATATTCCTAATTCTTTGATATAAAACCCTGTTGTTACAGATTTGTTAGTCAATAACGCATTGATTTCACAAGTTCCGTTCCCTTTTACGTTTATATTCAAAATTGGCAATGTTGTGATTTGATTGACTAATGCCGTTCTTTCTCTTTCGGAAGTTAATGATGTTCCATCTCCTATTGCCATTCTGGTAAATGTTATTGTTTCTCCCGCTAATCCTTTTGCTAATAGTTCTCTTCCTTTTTCCGTTAAAATAAATCCATTAAATTTTGCCATAATTTACCTCCTATCTTATTTCTCTTAATATTCTTGTTCTGTGTACCGTTCCAAAATTTGCCTCTATAATCTCATTTGGAATATTTATATCAGTTGAGCCTAAGAAATATTTCTTTTTATTTTTTTCAACGAAGCCGTAATAATTTTTTCTTTCTTCTTTTCTCAAAAGCCTTATTCCCTCAAGCCACGAACGAATATTTTTATACTGCTCTACAACTTCAATTATTGTCTTGTAGCCTTCATAATCTGATAAATTCCCATCTGTATTTACTTTAAAATATCCAGGATTTCCTCCATATTTAAACCATTCTATTATTTCAACGTTTCCACTAAATAAGATTTCACAAATTTCTTTAATTCCGCCGACAGTCCCTTTATTAAAATGTGAAAAAACAGACCTTTTTATTAATTTTATTTTAGTTTCTTTACTAATATTTGAATCAATATAGTCAACATGATATTCCCACATCAAAAAATCTAATTCTACATCATTTAACTCTGATAATTCCAAGAAAAATTTTCTTTTAATCGCATCGTGCTTCTTTTTGATAGCAAAATTTATAGATTCATAAATCCAAAGTGTTGTTTTATCATTCAAAGTTGACTTCGCCGCTATATCAGTTAAATTTAAATCATCAATAGTTATCATATATTTTCAACTCCTAAATAATTGCTTGTAACACTTGTATTTTCTGCTATCTCATTAAAATCTAAAACTTGAAATGTTGGATTTCTTAACACAACTCTTTTAACTCCAGCTAATTTCAGTAATTTTACAAGCTCGTCTGGATTAATATCTCTACCCATTTTATTCTGCTGCCAAGTCTTGTATTCTTTGACAGCTTTCTCAACGTTATTTTTAATAACATTCACAAGCGTCTCATTAGACTTGTCAATGTAGTAGTCAAAATCAATTGTGTATGATGCCTTTATTGCTTGTTTCACTGTCACATTATCCGTTAAAGGTCTTATATTATCAGTATTAAGCATTTCTTCAATTCTCTTTTTAAGCTCATTTGTTAGCGTTAGAGAATCAGTTAAAACATAAATATCCACATTTGTTGCACTCGGACTATACGCTACAACATCAACAATATTCGTACTTGTCGACTTAGCCCAAAATTCATAAGCTCCTTTACTTCCAGCCGTTGTGAAACTTTCAGGGATTTCTCTGATTCTAGCTCTATAATTGTCGTCTTGCTCTATTTCAGCTCCATTATTTGATGATGTAATGTTCTCAACTTTGTCATAATGCGGGAAAATATCGACCATTGTGTTAATTTGTCCGACTGGAATATCATTCCCAACAGTTCCTGATGTGTTGCAAGTTGCAATTCCGTCTACATATAAGTCACCTTTTTCTATTTTATATTGTTCATCTGTTGAGAAATACAACTCATTGTATTGAATCCTTGAGCCTTTTGGAATTATTATATCTGTCGCTTGAATATCGGTAATATAAAATCTAAATGTTGCTACGGCTGGTTGTTCTACGAGTCTTTTACCTCTGTTTCCGTAAAACTCTCCTTTAAGATCCAGACGCTCATCCCTTGCAAACCTTAAATAATTTTGTTTCATTTCATCATTGTATTTTTCTTCCCTTAATCCAATCATATAAGCCACCGTTTCAAAAATTAATGTCTCTGGACTTGATTCAGTCAGCTTTCTTCCACTTAATTCCTGAAATCTGTCAATCATATCTCTTTTAAGTTCCCACGAATCCGCATCTATAATTTCATAGTTTTCATCTATCACTTCACTCAATGTTTACCACCTCGATTCCTAATTC